GCCAACACGATCATCCCGACCCTTGAATCGCTGGAGGCATCCGATGACGAGGCGTGAAATCAACGCGATTCACTCGGCGTGCTTTCGTCGCTCGTGGGACGACGACACGGATGACGCGTCGCGGCTCGTGCTTGAACGATCGTCGCAGGCGATGACCGCGCTCAAGTCGCAGGTCAAGGACATGCGTCACCGTCTCGCCCGTCAGGCGTTGCACCTGGAGCGGGCCGAAGCAGGCAATGAGCGTTTCTTGTACATCGAGTCAATGCTGCTAGTGCATGCCAAGGTTCCGTTTGGTTGGAGATTAGACAAGGACGGCGTGAAGTTGATCCCTGTCGCCGAGGAGCAGCGTGTCATCGAGCAGATCATCAAGTGCCGTGCCGCAGGGATGTCTTGGCATTCCATCGCATCGATCATGTCAGAGAAAGGCGGCGCGGCATGACCGAGCTCGCCATCATCGCAATTGGGATCGTGATCCAGTCGGCGACGTTCGCCCTCGGGATCCTTGTTGGTGCGTCACTCAGGAGGAGAGGACATGACGACAGCAACGGCTACGAGAAAGCGAAGGAGTACTGGCATCACGCTACCGGTAAAGACGCTGGATCAAGCACTCAAGGACGTGTCCAAAGCCGTTTCGACGAGACCGGCGAAGCCGGTGCTCGCGTGCGTCCGAATTGGCGGTGGCACGCTCACGGCGACTAACCTAGAACTCCAGATCGAGGTCGAGATCGACTATCACGGCGAGCCGCTGCTCCTTCCGCACGCCCGTCTGCGGGCGATCCTCGCCTCGGCTCGTGCCGATGAGGTGACGATCACGCCTGACGGCACGTCGTGCGTCGTGACCGCCGAGCGTGGCACGTGGCGACTCCCGGTCGAGAGCGCTGCCGAGTGGCCCGAGTGGAACCACGAGCCGCTCAAGACGCTCGTGCGTGTCCCGTGTGATCAGTTCGTTCGTGCCGTGAACTCGTGCGTCTATGCGGCGGACAACGACAGCAGCCGCTACGCGCTCGGTGCGGTTCTCATCGAAGTGCAGGGCGTCGAGTGCTCGTTTGTCGCAATGGACGGGCGGCGTTTGTCACTTGTGAAGGTCGAGCACGACCAAGCGGTGGACGACGCATTCGCGCTCGTCCCGGCACATGCGCTAGAGAGCATTTCGGACGTAGCGTCCAAGAATCCGCACGACGCGGTGCAACTGGAGGCGAGCGAGCACGAGTTTGTCGCAACGCTACCGGGATGCGTAGTGACTGCACGGCAGATCGCCGGGCGGTTCCCTCGGTGGCGTGACGTGCTGCCGAAGAAGGACCGGGCCGGTGCGATCGAGACCGTGGTCGATCGGGACGAGCTCATCGAGGCGACCAGGGCGGCGGCGATCGTGACCAGCGAGCAGTCGAAGGGCGTTGAGTTCACTTTCAGCGGCGACGGCGTGACGCTTCACGGGCAGTCAAGCGAGTACGGGCAGAGCGACGTGACGATCGAGGTCGTCAGCGGCGGCGACCCGGTGAAGGTGAAGCTCGATCCCGTATTCGTCGTCGAGTGGCTCCGTGGCATCGCGACGGACGAGGGGCCGCACATCACGGTCGAGCTCGTGGACGCGCAGTCCGCGTGCGTGCTCCGCAACGGCGGCGTCTACACCGGCGTGATCATGCCACTTTCGAACGACTGAGGAGGTGCAACATGGGACACCGCAGGATCACCGACGCTGCCCTGCTCTTCCGGCTCTGGCACGACGAGACGCTCACGGTCGAGGACATCGCCCAGCGTCTCGGCGTCTCGGCGAATACGGTGTGGGCGACGGCGCGTCGCTTCAAGATGGGGCGACGCGATCACGTCGTGCGAGAGAAGCGAGAGCGTAAGGCGATCGACGAGGTCGATGATCTTGTGACGTGCGAGGATCTGCGTCTCGACGATTGGACCGAGGAGCGAGCCCGGCCGATCCGCGAGGGGTGGAGCGAGGACGAGCGGTACCACCGTCGCGTCCAGAAGATCCAGCCGATCTGCTACGGAGGCGTGTACTCGTGAGCGCACCGCTCCTCTTCATCGTCTCGCTGATCTACTGGGCTGTCGCGATCGAGCAGTGGTGGAAGGGCTCGCCCGCCGGATTCGTCGTGTGGGCGAGCTACGGCGCGGCGAACTGGGGGCTGATGTGGATGACGAGGTGAGCAGCACAGCGATCCCGGCGGGCAGGCGGCGGAAGGATAAACCGCGCGGCCGAACCCGCCGGGGTCGTCTGTTCGCAATTCGAGAACTGCGAAACAGGACACTACATGGTCGCGAAACGGTGTACTGAGAACGCCCGCGATCAGCGGCTCGTCCGCTGCATCGCGTGGTTTTCGGGGAATCAGAGAGGGAACAATGAGCGAAACAGTGGTTATCGTCCTGGCGTTGGCGGTATTCGGCGTGATGATGCTCGCATTGTCTATCGGGTTCCCGCATAAGCCCAGCCATCGGCCGCGATGGCATCGCCGCCGCCGCTGAATTGCGCTCTTCGGCGAAAGTGGAGACACAGAACGCGGAAGATCAACGGCGGCCCCTGGCCGTCCGCTCCAGCGCCTGGTTCTCAGACGCCCGGTCGGGGCCAGAACCCCGCTTTTCCTCGGGAAATACGAGGGTCGAAAAAAATCTTGGAGCGGGGCTTGCCTTCCGTCCGACGTTAGGTATACTTAGGGCATGACGCGGCAACGAGCCGCAAGCCACAAAGCAAGGAACAAAACCATGCGTGCTCCTGCCGGCGGAACGATCAGCATCATCAACGACAAGCACTACGAAGGCGGACAGTTCCTCCCCGAGCACGGGCTCTTCTGCGGCAAGAAGGGGGCGAAGCGGCAGGCTCTGTGGAACAGCGTCGCAGAAGACATGAAGGTTGACCTCGGCGGCGACAAAATGTTTGAGGTGATGAAGCACTGCGGTGGCGGCGAGTGGCAGCGAGTTGGCGTTGCGATTGCAGCCGACGCTGAGGCCGCCCGCAACGCCTTCCAGGGCAAGCACGTCCGCCGCCTCAGTGCTGGGGCACGGTGAGGCCATGGAGAAAACGCTTCCCGTCTACGGCGGGCCACAGGATGGAAGGCGGATGCCAGCAGACGGCCCGACGCGATACCACTGCCCCAGCGGCCAGTGGTCGTATTGGTACGACAGACACGGCGATCGGTGGCTGTTTGTTGGCGTCACGGATCAAACTCCAGAAGGCTATCGGACGCTTCCGCCACGCCCCATCGAGGGGCAGCAATGAACGACCGCATCACCTTTCGCCTTGGCTCGCTCCTCAAGCCGCTGGCGGCTTACTGCGAGAAGCACGGCACCACGCCGAGCGAAGCCATCCGGCTCGGATTGTCGCGGCTGCTGCGAGTTGACGCCCCGGAGATGACGCCCGGCAACCCGGACATCGGCGAGCAGGCGGAAGCCGGTGCGGCGGCACGGTGGAAGCGAAAGAAGGGCCGCAAGTAGTCGGCGAACGCCAAAGATCACAAGCCGCCGCTAACTGCAAGGCCACTAGCCTCGCGTGCCATGATCGGGCATGCGACTCGTGGCGACTCTCATCGCCGTGTCGGCCCTCGCGGCGTCTGCCGCCACGATTGACGAGTCGAAGGGCGACGGCCGCTACCTCGACTACGGTGCGACGTTCGCGGGATACGTCGTTCGGGTCGTCGGCAACAACGCCGAGGGCGTGCCGCTCGCCGGGTCTGGCACGCTGATCTCGCCGCACTGGGTGCTCACGGCGGCCCATGTCCCGCACGAGATGACGGCGGTGACCGTCGTCCTCGGCGGCGAGCGGCTCGCGTGCGACCGCGTCGTGCGGCATCCCGAATGGACCGGCGTTCACGGGTGGCACGACATCGCCCTGGTGCGACTCGGACAGCACCGACACGCCGACGTGTACCCACGGCTCGCCGACGGCACCGAGCGGCTCGGCAGCGTCGCCGCCGCCGCCGGGTACGGAATGACCGGCACGCTCACTCGCGGGCTCACGGGCGGCGACCAGCGGCTGCGTGCCGGGACGTGCGTCCTCGGGTCGATCGAGCACGGCGTCTACGTCTGCCCGATTCGCAGGACGCCCGACGCTGGACCGCTCCCGGCGTGCATCGCGCCGGGCGACTCGGGCGGCCCGCTCTGGGCAATGGCGATCGACGGCTCGACGAGGATTGTGGGCGTGAACTCGTACGTGGCCCGCGTCGGCGGGAAGACGAAGTACGTCGTCGGCGAGGAGTCAGGTCACACCCGCGTGGTGCTCTACCTCGATTGGATTCGCAGCGTGACCGGCGAACTTGACTCGCCATGCACGATGCCTGAATGCCAACCGCCACGCTGAGATTCCGCCTGCCCGAGGACGAGGGCGATTTCCGCGACTGCGTCGAAGGCTCGCGGGCGAAGTCGATCGTCATCCTGCTCGACGACCACCTCGCGACCGAGATCAAGGCTGGCGAGCTCGGCCACGATGTCGAGGTGGCGTACCAAGAGCTCCGCGAGTGGCTGCGGAGTCAGTGTGCGGAGCACGGGCTCGACTTGCTGTGACCATCACGCTGTCCATCCCCGGCGACCCGGTGCCGCAGCCGCGCCCGCGAGTGTCCACCGCTGGCGGGTTCGCCCGCGCGTACGTCCCGAAGTCGCACCCGGTCCACGCATACCGACAGGCGATCGCGCTGGCGGCGAGCGTCGCCGGGCTCCGCGAGCAGGCGAAGCCCGTGAGCGTCGTCATCGACGCGGTGTTCGCACGACCGAAGTCGCACCTCACGAAGTCAGGCGTGAAGGCAACCGCACCGGCGCTGCCGCGTCCCGACGTGGACAACCTGGGCAAGGCGGTCCTCGACGCATTGCAGGACGTGATGGGCGACGACACGCACGTCGCACGGCTCGTCGTCGAGAAATCGTGGGGCACCGAAGGACGCACGACGGTGCGGATCACATGAACGTCGCGATCTTCACGAGCGCGGGTGTCGGCACGCCGTGGGCAGAGCTCACGGTGGCGAACCGTCTCGCGTACTGCGTGCGGCACGACTACACGATGGTGTGGCGGTGCGAGGCGTACTCGCAGGCGTTGTCGAACTTCTGGCGGATCGGGCAACTGCTCGAACACCATGACCTCGTGTGGACGCTGGACGCCGACTGCGTGATCACGAACCTGACGACCCGGATCGAGGACGTGCCCGATCTCGGACCGCACATGACGATCTGCGAGGAGGGCATCGGCGCTCACGCCTTGGTGAATGGCGGGTCGATCGTGTGGCGTGCAACTCAAGGCACGCTGTCGCTGCTCGCCGACATCGTCGCTGCAGAGGACGAGTGGCGCTCGATGGAGTGGAACGTCCAGCAGTGGCTGATGAAGCACCGCGAGCGGCTAGCGGATCGCATGACGATCGCGCCGAAACGGGCTTTCAACTCTGTGCATCTCGGGCAGACGAACCACTGGCAGCACGGCGACTTTGTGTACCACCCGTGCGGAAATCCGCCCGACATCCGATGCGAGCTGATCCGCGAGCACCTGGGCCGGGTGGTCACATGAGCTACCAGTTCACGCACGATTGGTTCTCGACGCGCACGAGCTCGTGGCGTGAGCACGTGCTGCCACGCCTGCCGCACCCGTGCCGCTGGCTTGAGATCGGCTCTCACGAGGGTCGCTCGGCGTGCTGGATGCTCGATGAGGCACTGCAACCCGGCGACGTGATCACGTGCGTCGATACGTGGGGCGGCCCGTTCGACGGCTACTCGGCAGAAAATCCCGAGGCGCGGTTCGACGCCAACCTCGCCGGGCGTGCCGAGAAGTTTCGTGGTCGCTCGCACGTATTCCTCGCTCGCGCTCTCGCCGAACATCGGCTCTTCGACGGCATCTACATCGACGGCGGGCACGAGGGCCGCACGGTGCTCGAAGACACGGTGCTCGCGTGGCGGCTGCTCAAGGTCGGCGCGATCATCGTCTGGGACGACTACGAGTGGCGCGATCCGCACCCGCACCGGCAGCACCTACCGACGCCGGAGCCCGCGATCGACGCGTTTCTCGCGCTCTACGGCGAGTGCGTCGAGGTGCTCTACCGTGAGTGGCAGGTCATCGCAATCAAGCGAGCCGAGTGATGGACATCTACGCGATCACGACGAGCGTCAACTACGCGGACTACCTGCCGCACTGTCTGCACTGCCTCGCGGGGCAGGTATCCGGCGTCTGCGTTGTCACGGAGGCGAACGACGCGAGCGTTGACGTGGCCCAGCGATTCGAGGCGACGCCTCTGATCTATGACGGGTGGCACGCCGACGGGGCGGCATTCAACAAGGCTGGCGCTGTGCGGTTCGCCCAGGAGCACGTGCACGCCGCGTACCCGGATGCGTGGTATCTGCTCATCGACGCCGACGTGATGGTGCCGACGAACGCACGCGAGATCATCGAGCAGGACGCGACCAATCCCGAGACGCTCTACGGAGCGAGGCGAGTCGATTTCCACACGCCCGAGCGGCTCGCCGACGGCAAGCCGAACAAGGCGTACGCCTCAATGTTCGCCGGGTTCTTCCAGCTCTACCGTCGGCACGTGCTGTATCCGGAGTGGTCACGCACGGCCGAGCTCTGCGATCTGTCGTTCGCCAAGCAGTTCGCGTCGTGCGTCGTGCTGCCGATGACCGTCGGTCACTGCGGCGTCGAGGCGGTCAACTGGGAGGGGCGGCGTTCGCCGCTCTGGAAATGCTGACGATCTTCACGCTCGTGCTCAACGGGCAGCCGTACATCGAGCAGCACCTCGCGACGCTGCGTCAACTCACGATCCCGTGGCAGTGGCGGATCGTCGAGGGCGTCGCGGCACCGACGCACTGCACGGCGTGGTGCCAGACGATGCCCGACAAGTGGCACCGCGACTACGTCAGTGTGGACGGCACGCACGAGTACGTGCGCGCGGTGAACAACACGCCGAACGTGACCTGCTCGTGGCGTCACTCACCGTGGGACGGCAAGGTCGCGATGATCGCCCGCGCCCTCGAAGGCGTCGAGGGCGGCGTCGTCATGCAGGTGGACAGCGACGAGCTATGGCAGGCGTGGCAACTGGAGCGGATCTACTGGCTGATGCTTCAGCAGCCCGTGGCGACGGCCGCGCGGTTCGCCTGCCGCTACTGGGTCGGGCCGTCGAAGCTCCTGACGAGCACGACGGGCTGGGCACGCGGCGAACTTGAATGGCTGCGAGCGTGGCGTTGGGGGCCGGGCATGCGGTTCCTCCGACACGAGCCGCCGATCGTCACGGGGTTTGACCGGTGTGTGAGCATCGAAAGCACCGAAGCGGCGGGGCTCGTGTTCGATCACTACGCCTACACGACCGAGCAGCAGATCGCGATGAAGCAGGACTACTACGGGTACACGGGGCTGACCGATGCGTGGCATCGGCTACAGGCGACGCCGGGTCCAGTGAACTTGCAAGAGTTCTTTCCGTTCGCCATCGGGGCGACGGCGGATGACGTGGGGATATGACGACCTTCACCATCACCGCCGCCGACATCGAGGCTCACCGCCCCGACGTGTTGCTCCCGCCCGACGAGGAGTTCGCGGATCAATACGCCGCCGACGTTCGCATCGGGCGCGAGATCGCCGCCGAGCGGACAGTCTCGCTGGTTGCCATCGCTCGCAATGCCATGCCTTGGCTCCCGCAGACGCTCGGGCTCGTCGAAGAGACGGGCGCGATGTTCCGCTCGTGGTCGGCGTACGTGTTCGAGAACGACTCGGAAGACGAGACGAAAGACGTGCTCGCTGCGTGGGCCGACGGCACGCAGCGGCAGGTCTCGCTCAACGTCAACCACCGACCGCACCTCTCGCACACGATCGCCACCGAGCGGACGGTCGCACTCGCGGAGTACCGCACGCAGTGCCAGTGGTGGGTGCGGCACGGCGAGCCGTGCGACTATGTCGTCGTGTTCGACTCCGACGCCTGGGGCGGGTGGAGCGTGGACGGCGTGGCGACGAGCGTGTCGATCTTGGGAAGCGACCCTTGGTGGTACGGGCTCGCGAGCTACTCGTGGGCAGAGCACAGCGGGTACGCGATCCACTACGACGCATTCGCGGCGAGGCTGAATCACTGGAGGCGACGCGATCAAACGTGGTTCCACCACTTCCATCCTGCGGTTGGCTCTTACCCGATCGAGTTCAACTCGGCGTTCGGTCAACTTGCCGTATACGATTCCGACGCGTACTTGAGCGGCACCTACAGCGGTGAGGATTGCGAGCACGTCTTGCTGCATCGCTCAATCGCCGACGCGAATCCGGGGCGGCGGTTCGGGCTGAACCCGTCGAGCCGGTGCGTCTCCTACTGGACACCACGCGATGCCGGGCAACACGGCGACAATTGACGCCGCGATCCTGCGCGTGCAGTGGGAATCGCAGATGCCGATGGCGGAAATCTGCACGCACTGGACGATCGCTAAGGACCAGCTCATACGCCTGCGTGACGTGTGGCATCTGCCGAAGCGTCACGACCGCTCGCTCCGCTACAAGCCGCCTCGTGATCCTGGCCCCGATGACGAGGAGGAGCGGGCGAGCCGCGAGAGCCTGTCGCTGGCTCCGCAGATTGCCGCCCGTGCGACGTGCGTGCAGGCACTCTGGACTGAGCAGCAACGCCGCGATCGCACGATGGCGACGACGCCGAGCGAGGGGATGCTTCGCTGGATTAAGGCGAAGGACATCGTCCAGAGGTTCGCCAACGACGAACTGCAAGGCTAGGGGGATAGCGTGGCAGACTCGGGGGATACCCCGGAGTACGTGCCATGGACGCCCGCGAGCTCGGTGCCACGCCCGACGAGATCACGCAGTACGGCGCGACGCTGTCGTTTTGGGATGCGCTGAGGCTCTTGCAGAAGTACTCGCCGGTCGTGAACTACGCCCGTGCGTTCATCGGCGAGATCGACCCGTACAAGAAGGGACTCGTCGTCGCGGACGCGTGCGAGTGGATCGCTCAGCAGACCGACGCGCGGCTTGACGACGAGCTCGTGCGGCACGTCGCGGCGGTGCTCAAGACCTCCGAGGGCGAGGCGCTGGTCCGGTTCTGCCTCTTCCAGGTCGGGGTGAAGTGAGATGACGACCGATGCACTCCTACGCATCCTCGCCGTCGCTGCTGCGGTTGCTCTCATCGCTGCGCCGTACGCTGGGCAAATCCGCGCTGCGGCCACCGCAGCCGCCGAAGCCGTCCGGCAGCACAGCGGGATCATCGGGCGTCTGATCGCCGCGAGCCTGCTCATCGCCGCCGCGTGGGGCAAGGTGCCGGTCCCGACGCTGCCCGCCGTTGGCGGTGGCGTGGTCGCTCCGGGGCTCGCCGTCGAGGAGCCAAGTGCCGCCATGCGTGAGACCGTCGAGCCGATCGCAAAGCAACTCAGGGGCATGAGCATCTCGGATCGGATGCTCTGGGCGGCGACGTGGTCGAAGGTCGCGCTCGTCGCGGCAGGTGACGTGGCGACGACCGAGGTCGTGTTCTCCGATACCCGTGCCCTGCGGATGTACACGGCGCTCAGCCTCGACATCGCGTGGCGACGCATTGGCGGTCACAAGCCGGGCAACGAACCGCTTCGCTCTGCCGTCGAGGCGGCGTACGCATCGGCGGTCGGTGACGCGATCGTGCCGGTTGACGCCAGCGTCCGCGAGCGGTACGTGGCGTTCTGCCGAGCGGTCGCTTGGGCGGCCATGCCAGCCGGGGGGTGAGCATGACCGCCGACGCATTCGTGCCGCTCTTCGGCTACACACCCGACCCGGATGGGGCGGCGGCGTTCGTGTCGTCGCTGCCGCGCCCGACGCTCGCCGAGGCCGGGCCGAACCTCCAGGCGGCGAACGAGGACGTGTTCCTCGGACAACACCTGCTTGCCTGCGTGCCTGCGTGGAAGCGTGGCTCGCAGCCTATCGGCTCGTGCGTGGGCTGGGGCTTCGCGATGTGCGTGGACGTACTCGCCGCGTGCGATGTCGTCGTGCGTCGCGAGCCAGAGGTCTTCGGCGGTCGCACGATCGAGGCGAGCGTCTACGGGCTGTCTCGCGTCGAGGCTCGCGGGCGATCGTCCGCGCCGGGCGGCGACGGCTCGACGGGATTCCACGCCGCCAAGGCTGTCCGAGATTGGGGCGTGCTGCACTACGGTCAGCAGTACGGCGACGTGCGGTTTGATCGCCAGTTCACAGGCACCGAGGAAAAGGCGTGGGGGCGCGACGGTCTGCCCGACGTGCTGGAACCCTACGCGAAGAAGCGACGCTGCACCGAGGTGACGCTCGTGCGGTCGTTCGATGACTGTGCGAAAGCGATCAGCAACGGCTATCCGGTCGCACTGTGCTCGATGCGTGGGTTCTCGATGCGATTCGCGGATCGTGGGTCGCTCGGTGGTGGCTGGCTCACACCCGCCGGGTCTTGGGCGCACTGCATGATGGCTTGTGCTCTGCGTGTCGATCGCCCTGCCCTGCTCGTGCCGAACTCGTGGGGCAACTGCTACTCGGGGACGGTGGACGAGCGACTGCCCGAGGCGTTCCAGCGCACGAGCGGATGGGTAGATGCCGAGGTCATCGACGATATGTGCCGTGGCGGCGACTCCTACGCGCTCGCCGGGTTCACCGGCTTCGAGCCGACGGTGATGCCGACCGGGTGGCTGCGGGGGATTCTCTGATGCGTTGGCTCATCGTATTCGTCGTCGTCGCGATCGGCTGCGTGGCGTCTCTGCCGCCGGATGACGTGACCGTGTCGGCCGACCTCGCCGCCGAGGCCGCACGCATGGTGGTCAAGATGCGGAGCGAGATCGGCCCGGCACCGAAGCCGGTCGATGGGCGGTGCTCGAACTGCAACGGCACCGGGAAGATCGGCGACGGGAGGATCGTGATGCAGTGCCCCGAATGCGGAGGCACCGGCAAGCGATGACCCGCGACGAACTCTACGAACACGTGTGGAAGCGGCTCCCCATGCGGAAATACATGGTGGGCCGCGAGACCGTCCACGACCTGACGACGCTGGCGATCGAGAACTGGGAGGCCGAGTACCTCGGCCACGCCGAGAGCGAGGAGGGCCGCGATATCGTCGCGATGTCGATCGCCGGGAAGGTCAAGCGAGCCCACCAGTGGCAGTCGGGTCGCGATCCGCAGGAGTACGGGTTCTTCTGGGCTCTCGTTCTTGGTGCGGTGGTCAACGCGATCGTGCAAATCATCGTGAAGTGGTGGCTCGAACGTCAGGTGAACCGCGTGCTGATGGTGGCGTGGCAGCAGGAGTTGACTCGATGACGCGAGAGGAAGTCACGACGAGCCTGCACTCGATCATGGAGCGATGGGGCTTCCCCGTGCTCGTCGCCGTGGCGGTCGGCTACGTCATGCGACAGGACGTGCTGCTTCCACTCGTCGAGGCTCATCGGCAGTTCCTCACGCAACTCGGTGAGACGCAGCGAGAGATCGCCTCGGCGGTCCAAGAGCAGACCCGCCTGCTCTACGCCTTGCAGCCGAACGCACGCGAGACGCAGTACAAGGTCGCCGCCCCGGTGCAGGAGAAGTGACATGGCAGAGTTCAGCCTGCTCCCAGGTCAGCTTGCCCTGAAGACGCGGCGTGGCGACGAGTTCTCGGCAACCGTCACGCTCTCGCAGGGCACGGCGGCGTTCTCTCTCACCGGCTACACGGTCACGGCGGGCATCACGTCGCTCGTGGACGGCACGAGCGTTGACGACTTCACCTGCTCGGTCGTCTCGGCGACTGCGGGCACGGTGTCGATCTCGCTCCAAGAGAACGAGACCTCCGCGCTTGCATCGGGTTCCTATGCTTGGTCGTTGCGGTGGATCGCGCCGGGCGCGGTCACTCGCACCGCACTATCGGGCGTGCTGGAGGTGACGCGGTGAGCATCACGGCGAGCGTCTCGGGATCACCGATCACGGCGAGCGTGACCGAAAGCGGCGCGAGCGTCGCGGTGTCGCCCGTGGCGATCTCGGCGACGGTGCTCGCTGGCATCGGGCCGCAGGGACCGGCGGGCGCGACCGGCGAAGGCGGCGGTGCGACGAGCCTCGCGACGCTGTCCGACGTGGAGATCACCGCTGCCGCCGATGGTGACGTGCTTCGATACAACGGCTCGACTTCGCGGTGGAGTGACTATGCCGAGGTGAACCTGACCGACGGCGGAAATTTCTAGAGGGTGAAAGGACACTGAGATGCCGAACACGATCAGAATCAAAAGGCGAGCATCGTCCGGTGGTGCCGGAGCGCCGTCGTCGCTCGCGAACGCCGAGCTCGCGTTCAACGAAAACTCGAACATCCTCTACTACGGCACGGGCACCGGCGGTGCTGGCGGCTCGGCCACGAGCGTCATCGCGATCGGTGGCTCGGGTGCGTTCGTCTCGATCACCGAGGTCCGCGCTGCGAACACGGTCCTCGCTGGCCCGACGAGCGGTGCCGCAGCTGCGCCGACGTTCCGGGCGCTGACCTCCGCCGACATCCCGTCGCTCTCGGGCGTCTATATCCCGATGTCGGGCACGGCGACGCCGACCGGCACGTACACGTTCTCGGGCACGGTCAACGTCACGGGCACGTTCCAAGTCGGCAGCACGACCGTCACGTCCTCTGCCGCCGAACTGAACCTCGTCGATGGCTCGATCGCGAACACGGTCGTGAACTCGAAGGCAGTGGTCTACGGATCGGCCGGGCAGATCGCGGCGACGACGCTCACGACCAGCGGCAACGCGACGGTCGGCGGCGATCTCACGGTGACCGGCAACCTGACGGTCAACGGCACGGTCACAACGGTCAACTCGACGACAGTGACCGTGGATGACAAGAACATCGAGCTCGGGTCGGTCTACTCGCCGACGGACACGACGGCCGATGGCGGCGGCATCACGCTCAAGGGATCGACCGATAAGACGATCCTCTGGCTCAACGCGACCGACTCGTGGACCTACAACCAGAACATCGAGCTCACTGCCACCTACGCCTACCGCATCGACGCCGTGTCAGTGCTGAGCAAGACGACTCTGGGTTCCACGGTCGTGTCGTCTTCGCTCACAAGCGTCGGCACGATCGCCACGGGCGTCTGGCAGGGCACGGCCATCGGCGTCGCCTACGGCGGCACCGGGCTGACCAGCGTCGCGAAAGGCACGGTGCTCGTGGCGAACGACACGAACACGATCACCGCGCTTGACGGTGGCGGTACGAACGATGGACTCCTCGCCTACACGGCATCGAGCGACACGATCGCCTGGGCGACGAGCATCGACGGGGGCACCTTCTGACGATGCCCACAACAGTCAAGATTCGCCGCAGCGGCACCGCGTCGGCCACGCCGTCGGCGCTTGAGCACGGCGAGATCGCGATCAACTACGCAGACGGCAAAGTCTTCTGGAAGAACGCGAGCGACGTAATCACGTCGTTCACGTTTCAGAGTTATGCGCTCGCCAGCCATACGCACTCGATCTCCGATGTGACGGGCCTGCAAACCGCCCTCGACGGCAAGGCGTCGAGCAGCCACACGCATTCGATCTCGGATGTGACCGGATTGCAGACGGCGCTTGATGGGAAGGCGGCTTCCAGCCACACCCATTCGATTTCCGACGTGACCGGGCTTCAGACGGCGCTCGATGGCAAGGCGTCGTCGTCGCACACCCACGCCGCCTCCGACATCACCTCCGGCACGCTGGACGCCGCCCGCCTGCCTCTCGCGACGACGGGTGCCGCCGGTGCGGTGATCGTCGGCACGGGGCTCGGCGCGTCGTCGGGCACGGTGAGCGTGACGTACGGGACGACGAGCGGGACGGCGTGCCAAGGCAATGACTCGCGGCTCTCTGACGCACGCACGCCGACATCGCATACCCACGGCAACATCAGCAACGCCGGTGCGATCGGATCGACGGCGAACTTGCCGGTCATCACCACAACGTCAGGCGTGCTGACGACGGGAACTTTCGGTACGTCGGCGGCGTCATTCTGCGAGGGCAATGACGCCCGCCTCAGCGATACCCGCACGCCTACGGACAACACAGTCAGCACGGCGAAGATTCAGAACGACGCCGTCACCTACGCCAAAATCCAAAACGTCAGCGCCACCGACCGCCTGCTCGGTCGCTCGTCTGCTGGTGCTGGCGACGTGGAGGAGATCACCTGCACGTCATTTGCCCGCACCTTGATCGACGACGCCGACGCCGCGACGGCACGCACCACGCTCGGCGTGCAGCCGACGGCGAGTCCGGCGTTCACTGGTGCGGCGACGTTTGACAACACGGGCAACGTGGTCCCGCTGACAGTGACCAACGCAGGCACGGCAAACTCATTCGTCGTCAACGATGCGAGCGGGGACTCCGACCCGTTTGTGATCGATGCGGCTGGTCGCATTGCGATCGGTGCGACCGCTGCGTTTTCTGATGCGCACAAGTTCGCCATACTGGGAGGCCTCCCTTCATCGGCAGGCGTGACTGCCGGATTTGTGTTGCGTGTATTGGTTCCGTCCAGCAGCACAAACAACTTCATATCTTGTTTAAGCAACATTGGAACAGAGGCGGCTTCCTATACGGTCAACTCGCTTGAGCATTACGCGGCAGCGCAGCAGTCATTGGGCGCTGGATCGGCCATTGGGAGTCAGTACGGTTTCGTCGCGAGGGATTCACTCACTGGAGCCACAAACAATTTCGGTTTCTGGAGCAACATCGCCAGTGGAACCGGGCGGTGGAACTTCTACGCCAACGGGACGGCGCAAAACTATTTTGGCGGGCAAGTTCTCGTCACCGCAGGCAGCGGCAGCAGCGGCTCCTACAAGCCGGGACTTTCGGTGTCAGGGGACGACGATACAGGCCTGATGCAGACGACATCCGGCGGCGCTAATACGCTGTCGCTTGTGACAAACGGCAGCGAGCGGGTGCGGGTGGATGCGAGCGGCGCTGTTGGCATTGGGATGACTCCTACAGCGTTGCCGCTGAGTGCGTTTTCGTTTGCAACGAGCGACGCCAATAAGGCCACGCTGTTGCTGTCCGGCACTGTGGGTTCAGGCCAAAGTTTTGCGGGCATTAGGTTTTCGCACAATGTGTTCACCACTGGGTGGGGCGCAGACATACTGTGCGTGGACACTGGAAACTTCGGTGGCATCCTGTCGTTCCGCACGTCGGCCACCGGGTCCGCGACGGCGACGCCAACCGAGCGGCTGCGTATTGATGCGTCGGGGAATGTGGGGATTGGGGTTACACCGACGCAGCGGCTCCACGTAGCACGTTCTGGCACCGGCATAGCCGCGCGCTTCACAGATAACTCCACGCAGACGCTGGACATCGGCGTGACGGCATCCGCTGGCGTGTACTACGACAATCCAAACAGCGGCTACCATGAATGGCAGATCGGTGGCTCAAGAAAGATGCGGGTGGATGCGTCTGGGAATGTGCTCGTCGGCACCACCAATACCGATCCAGCGGGAGGCAATGTTGTCGGCACGGCAATCGGCGCTTCTGGCTATTTCTCCATTACTCGCGACTCATTCGACCCCGTCCGAATCAACATCAAGTCCGCCGACGGCACGCTCGTTTCGTTTTTTCAGGACGGCGCGTCGGAAGGCTCTATCAGCGTCGCGGGCAACACCGTCTCCTACAACGCCTTCTGCGGTTCGCACTGGGCGCAACTCTCCGATCAGTCTCGGCCAGCGATCCTGCGCGGCACGGTCATGGAGACGATCGACGCGATGTGCGATTGGCCGGAAGACGGCGGCAGTAGCGACAGGCTGGTGCGGGTCAAAGTGAGCGACACGCAATCGTCTCGCCGCGTCTACGGCGTGTTTCTTGGGTGGGACGGGCAGTACGCATCGACAGGCGATATGTACGTCGCCGGTCTTGGCGCGTACATGGTGCGAGTGTCTGGAGTGGTTCAGTCAGGCGACCTGATAGAGAGCGCGGGAGACGGAACCGCACGCACGCAGGCCGACGACATCGTCCGCAGCACCACCATCGGCAAGGTGTCGTCCACGCATCGCATCGCAGAGTACGACGACGGTTCGTACCTCGTCCCTTGTGTCCTCATGTGCGGGTGAACCATGCCTGATATCCCCACGCTGTACTGCGCTGAACCGCTGGACGTGCCTGCAAAGGTGTTCGACAAGTGGTGGGTGAGAGAAGTAGTTCTGTCATCCGTGACAGGTGGCGAGGCCGAAGCCCGCGTGACACTCGTCCGTTTCCGCACCACCGAGACCGGCGTGGAAGAGGCACCAGCCGAGCCGGTGCGACTGCACGTCAAAGACCTGCTCGCGGGAGCGGAGGCCGACGCGGACCTCGCGGCGGCGGTGGGGGCGTTGATGCGATACGTGGCGAAGGTCGGCGTCGAGCAGGGCGTCGTCGCGGCGGGCGAGTGAATGGTCGTCCTGTCGTCGATCCTGCGTCGCGAAGAGCCGCAACGCGAGCGACGCGAGCGGGTGCCGCTGCCCGGCGAGCTCGCCGTGGTGTGCGTGTTCTGGAATCCGGCTGGCTGGAAGTCGCTGCGGAGGAACTACCTACGGTTCCTCCACGAGATGGAGTGGTGGGGCGTGCCGACGTTCAACGTCGAGCTCGCCTACGAAGGGCAAGCGTTCACCTGCGACGACGCGTGGCTCAAGGTCCGAGGCGGCGACCGGAACGTGCTCTGGCAGAAGGAGCGGCTCATCAATCTTGCAGTCGAACGCCTGCCCGACCGCTTCGACAAGGTGGCATGGATCGACGCCGATATGGTCTTCCTCGACCACCAGTGGCCCGAGCGTCTGTGCCGCACGCTCGAAGAGTGGCCGGTGGTGCAGATGTGGAACGAGTGGCACTGTGCCGGGCCTGACGGGCAGATCGAGAGCAAGAAGTTCTGCGTCGGACATCGCTGCGAAAGGTATCTGAGCGAGCAGAACTGCTGTCCCGGCGGTGCGTGGGCGGCACGACGCGACATCTGGCCGCTCTACGATCGGCACATCGTAGGCAGCGGCGACTCGATGATGGTCGAGGGATGGACGAACCACCAAGTGAAACGCTGCCTGCGGATCATGAACGAGCCGATGGCGAGGCACTTCCGCGAGTGGTCGGAGGTGGCGTACGCGAAGGTCCGAGGCGAGATCGCGTGCCTGCCCGGTGACGCGATGCACCTGCACCACGGGAGCCTCGCCGATCGGCAGTACCACTCCCGGTGGTATCCGGTCGTGAACGGCGGATATGACCCGGCGACGCACGTCGAGGTGGACGAGAACGGGCTGCTCCGCTGGACGGACTCGGCACCGCCGCAACTCGTCGAGTGGGTGCGAGGCTACTTCGCCAGCCGGAACGAGGACGGCTGAGTTGACACGCCTTGCACCATGCGGGCATGGACATCTCAGCCAAGCGAATCCTCGTCACGGGCGGTGCCGGGTTTCTCGGCAAGGCAGTCTGTCGCGTGTTGCACGGTCGCGGATGCCGCCACGTGATCGTGCCTCGCAGGGTCGCGTGCGACCTCACGAGCGAAGAGGACACGATCGACCTGTTTGACGACCACCGGCCCGAAGTCGTTCTGCACCTCGCGGCCGAAGTCGGCGGCATCGGGGCGAACATGGCGACGCCGGGACGGTTCACCTACGCGAACCTCGCGATGGGGCTGCACGTGATCGAGCAGTGCCGACGGTTCGAGGTCGAGAAGGTCGTCGTCGTCGGGACGGTGTGCAGTTATCCGCTCAACCCGCCCGTGCCGTTCGTCGAGAAAGACCTCTGGAACGGCTATCCCGAACCAACGAACGCCGGATACGGCGTAGCGAAGCGAGCGGTGTACGAACTGCTCAAGCAGTACCACAAGCAGTATTCCCTACCGGGTGCCGTTGTGATTCCGACCAACCTGTACGGGCCGCACGATAACTTCGATCCGGCATCGTCGCACGTCATCCCGGCGATGATTCGCCGATTCTGTCGCACCGATCCTGTGACGCTCTGGGGCACTGGCTGTGCGAGCCGGGAGTTCCTGCACGTCGATGACGCTGCTGAGGGAATCGTGCGAGCAGCGGAAACCGTGACGACACCCGACCCGATCAATCTGGGCGGCGGCGGCGAGGTGCAGATGAGGAAGCTCGCCGAGATGATCGCGGGCGAGTGCGGCTACATGGGCGTGATTCGCTGGGACTCATCGAAGCCCGACGGTCAGCCGAGGCGTGCGGTGGATGCCACGCGAGCCCGCGAAATCCTCGGGTGGACGCCGAAGGTCAGCCTACAGAACGGCATCGCCGAGACGGTCTCGTGGTGGAGGGATCAATGCGTGTCGCTCTAATCACGGGCATCACCGGGCAGGACGGCTCCTATCTCGCTGAGCTCCTGCTCGCGAAGGGCTATATCGTCCACGGTATCGTGCGGCGGTCGAGCACCTTCGGCACGCAGCGGATCGAGCACATCTTCAACCGGCTGAACCTGCACTACGGCGACGTGACCGACGGCGGTGCGATGGCACGGCTCGTCGCTGAGATCGAGCCCGACGAGCTCTACAACCTCGCAGCACAGTCGCACGTGCGTGTGTCGTTCGACCAACCCGCGTACACGGCCGAAGCGGTCGGCATCGGGGCACTCAACGTCCTCGAAGCCGCCCGCGTCGTGCCGGGATGCCGCGTCTACCAAGCGTCGTCCTCCGAGATGTATGGGCAGGTCGCCGAGACGCCGCAGCGGGAGACGACGCCGTTTCGCCCACGGTCACCGTACGGCGTGGCGAAGGTCTACGCTCACTGGATAACGGTCAACTACCGCGAGAGCTACGGGATGCACGCCTCGTGCGGCATCCTGTTCAACCACGAGAGCCCGAGACGGGGCGAGACGTTCGTGACCCGCAAGATCACACGGGCAGCGGCACGCATCGCCAGCGGCATCCCCGAGACGCTGTACCTGGGCAACCTCGACGCCCGGCGTGATTGGGGCTACGCAGCGGACTACGTCGAGGCCATGTGGCTCATGCTTCAAGAGGACGAGCCGGACGACTACGTCATCGCGACAGGCGAGACGCACAGCGTGCGGGAGTTCTGCGAGCGGGCGTTCGCCCACGTGGGGCTGGACTACCGAGACCACGTCGAGATCGACCCGAGGTACTACCGACCGGCCGAGGTGGACCTGCTACAGGGCGACGCGAGTAAGGCACGCCGAGCGCTGGGCTGGGTGCCGAGGGTGACGTTCGATGGGTTGGTGGCGGGCATGATGGACGCAGAACTGCAAGCGATGCGGGGGCACGTGGTAGCGTGAGGCTATGCCGCAGCGGATACCCACGTGCCGCCCTCCTCGGCTACGCACGCCACGCAAGCCCGAGGCTCGACCCAACGCCTACCAGCGTGGCTACTGCGACGAGCGGCACCGGGCGTGGCGGCTGGCCGTGCTATTGCGTGACGCGTGGACGTGTCGCCGGTGCGGGCGGGTATGCGCCAACAAGCGGGAAGCACACGCGGACCACGTGAGCCCGGTCGTGCATGGGACTGACCACTGCGAGGATGGACGCAGTCGGTATGACGTGGATGGCGGGCAGTGCCTCTGCATCGCGTGCCACGCCAGCAAGACAAAAACCGATCAGCATCGACTTTCTGGAGGGCACTGAGTTGCCGAAGACCGATATAACAACCCACAGCACCCCCGACAGGGGGGGTGGGTCAAGCCTTGCCCGGGGCTTCCGATAAAAACCCCGGTTGCCTGCTGTTTGTGTTTCTGCGGTGGTAACTTCGTGGGGGTGGGTCATGGGACGACGCGGACCGAAACCTGAGCCGACCAAACTTCGGCTGCTGCGGGGCAATCCGAGCAAAAAGCCAGCCTCGCCGGACGAGCCGCAGCCGCCGACCGACGGCGTCTCAATGCCTCCGCACCTCGGCGAGGTGGCGGCCCGTCGCTGGGGCGAACTTCTGCCCATGCTCCAGGCGACGCGTGTGATGACGCGCGCCGATGTCGAGGCGCTCGCCCGCTACTGCGACACGTGGGAGTGGTGGCTGGCGGTGCGTGCAAAACTCAAGGCAGACGGCGACACGTACCCGATCCTGAACGACGGCGGCGAAGTGAAGTACATCGCCCAGCGTCCCGAGGTTGCGATCGCACACAAGCTCGCACAGCAGTTGCGGCAACTGGAGTCCGACTTCGGACTGTCGCCCGCTGCCCGTGCCTCGCTGAAGGTGGAACCGGATGCCAAGGCCGAAAGCGCCATCGACAAGTTCAGGGCGATCAAGGCTGCCCGCAAGGCGTAAGCCCGAGTACGTCAAGGGCTGCACGTACGATCAAGACGCAGCCGACCTCGTCATCGGCTTCCTTGAGTCGGTGTGTTGCCACACCAAGGACTCGCCCACCGCGAAGGCTGGCGAGCCGATGCGGCTGCTCGATTGGCACAAGCACGACGTGATCGAGCCGCTCTACGGGTGGCGCACTGATGACGGGCTGCGGAGGTATCGGCTCGCCTACCTAGAGGTGCCCAAAAAAAATGGCGTCTTGGCCCCTGCGGCTGGATGCCGTGGGGGCCAAGACGACAAGGCAAATCGACGCTCCTATCAGCCCTCTCTATCTGGCATCTCCTCATGGAGGGAGAAGGCGAGCTCGGATGCATCGCGGCGAAGGACCGCAACCAGGCGGCGATCATCTTCGACGAGACCGCCGCGATGGTGAAGCGGTCGCCAGAGCTGGCCGCGTCGCTTGAGGTCGTCGATTCTCGGAAGACGATCGTCTGCATGGGCACCGGCTCGTCGATGCGTGTGATCTCACGTGACGCCGGTGCGGCCGAAGGGCCGTCTTACTCGTTCGTGTTCTGTGACGAGTTGCATGCGTGGCCCGACCGGAGGCTATTCGAGGCGCTCCGCTACTCGGGCCGCTCTAGGCGTGAGCCGCTGCTTTGCACGATCACGACGGCCGGTGACCGCCGCGACACGATCTGCTGGGAGCAGCACGAATACGCCGAGCAGGTGATCGCAGATCCGAAGTACGACCCGAGGTTCTACGGGCGGATTTACGGCGCGAAAACGGACGGCTCGGAGGACTACTTCGATCCGGCGACGTGGCGTCGATGCAACCCCGGCATGGGGATCACGATGACCGAGGAGGCGTTCGCGGCGGATGCCCGCGAGGCGAAGAACAAGGCCACAAAATTGAACGGCTGGCTCAGGTATTCCTTGGGAGTTTGGACCGAGTCAACGAATAGGTGGCTGGACCCTGACAAGTGGGCCGCGTGTGCCAGCGGTCCACGCGAGCCCTTCGCCGGTCGGAAGTGCATCATCGGGATGGACCTCTCGAAGACGACCGACCTCTCGGCGATGGTCGCCCTGTACCCGTGCGAGGGCGACGAGTTCGAGGTGGACGCGATGTTCTGGGCTCCTCGCGATCTCATCATGGAGCGGGAGAAAACCGACCGTCAGCCGTTCCAGCACTGGGTGAACTCTGGGTACATCACGGCGACAGACGGCAACATCATCGACCACTCGAAGATTCGCGAGTACGTGCTGGAGTATGCGAAAACCCACGAGGTCGAGCACGTCTACATGGACCTGACCGGGGCGGTGCAACTCGCCGTGGAACTGCAAGGGGCGGGGCTGCGCGTGTCAGGATGGAGCCAAGGTTTTCGCGGGATGTCGTCGCCGACGCGCCGCCTGGAGTCGCTCGTGTTGCAGCAGCGCCTGCGGCATGGCGGCAATCCGGTGCTCTCGTGGATGGCCGCGAACGTGACAGTGGAGACGAACGCCTACGAAGACGTGCGGCCGGTGAAGAAGAAAAGCACGGGACGCATCGACGGGATCGTGGCTCTCATCTTTGCCCTCGGCGGTTGGGAGTCTGACCAGATCACGAACAAGCCCGGAGCGGAACCCTCAATCCTCTTCCTATGATCGCACCATCCGACCGCATCCTCTGGCTTCCGACCTCCGAGCACGAGTCCCGCAACTGGGACTACGAGTCGGGCGGCTACGGCGGCAACCGCAATCCGTCAGGCGTGCGGATCGACCCTGAGACGGCGCTCCGCTCGACGGTGGTTCTCGCCTGCGTCCGCGTGCTCTCGTCTAGCGTCGCGGGGCTTCCGTTGCATCTCTATCGGCGGTTGCCCAACGGCGGGAAGGAGATCGCCCGCGAGGTGCCTCTCTACCGCATCCTCCACGAGCGACCGAACGGCTGGCAGACGAGTTACGAATGGCGAGAGCAGATCATGCTCCACCTGCTCACGCACGGGCAGGCGTTCGTCGAGATCGCCGGGGCCGGTCCTGCGACGCAGTTGATCGTGCTGCACCCGAGCCGGATGCAAGTTGAGCGGATCGAGAATGGGCGGCTGCGTTACCGCTACCGCGAGGATCGCGGCACCGAGACGATCTACTCGCAGGACGCGATCATGCACCTGCGGTGGCTCTCGGATGACGGCGTCAACGGCATGGTGCCCGTCGAGCTCGCCCGCGATGCTATCGGGCTGGCCCGTGCGTGCGAGATTCACGGGGCGTCGTTCTTCGGCAACGGTGCCCGGCCCGGTGTGGTTCTGTCTACCGACAGCACGATTTCAGCCGAGGCGGCCGAGGCGCTCCGCAATGGATGGGAGCGGATGCACCGTGGCAGCGAGCGAAGTCACCGCACGGCGGTCCTCCAGGGCGGGCTGAAGCCGATCGAGCTCGGCGGCGGCAATATGCAGGAGTCGCAGTTTCTGGAAACCCGCCGCTTCGCCGTCGAGGAAATCTGCCGCATCTACGGCGTGCCGCCGCATCTCGTGGGCGACCTGACGCGGTCGTCGTTCTCGAACATCGAACAGCAGTCGCTCGATTTCGTGACCAACGGCCTGATGCCGTGGCTGCGTCGCATCGAGCTTGCGGTCGGTCGCGACCTCATCACCGACGACACGCTCTTCGCGGAGTTCGACACGCGCGGCTCACTGCGGGCTGACGCTGCGGGTCGTGGCTCCTACTACAACACGCTCTGGAACCTCGGCGTCCTGAGCGTCAACGAAATCCGGGCGCTGGAGAACCTCAACCCCGTCGATGGCGGCGACGTGCGGTTCGTGCAACTCAACATGACCACGCTCGACAAGGCTGCGGCCGATCCCGAGCCGACGCCGGTCGTCGAAGAGATCGTCGTCGATGAGCCGGTGACCGACGCCGCGTCGCAGACGAACGAGGCTGCACCGGACGCCACGCCCCAGGTCGCAGAGGTCAGCCTCAACGGTGCCCAGATCACCGGGCTCATCGCCATCGTGCAGTCGATCTCCGACGGTTTTGTCACCCGCGAGGGTGCGGCAGCGATGATCGCCGCGTCGTTCCCGAGCATCCCGCCCGCACAGATCGACGCGATCCTCGCAGGGGTGGTCGAGCGTCAACCGGCAGTGGCAGCGGATGCGCAGCCGCAGCAGGTGCCGGTGGTCGAAGACGCCCCCGCGAGGTCGCTCGAAGAGCGTGCCGAGCCCGGCAGCGTCGCCGAGGGCGACTACGTCTCGTGGGGCTCGTCTGGCGGGCGAGCTCGTGGCCGCATCGACCACGTGATGGACTACGGTCGGCTCGATGTGCCCGGCACGGACTTTGCGATCGACGCGACCGAGGACGACCCGGCGGCGCTCATCACGGTCTACGAGGAAGTCAGCGGCGGCTGGCGGGCGACCGACACGCAGGTCGGACACAAGGTCTCGACGCTCACGAAGATCGACCCGCTGCCCGAGCCGCCGCCTGCGGAGGAGCCACGGGCAAAGCCACGGAGGCGGAAGCGTGGCGGCTAGGTATGACCACATCGACTTCAGCCCGCCGAGCGGCGTGCGGGAAGAGGCGGCCCGAGGGCTGGCATGGCGCGACGAATACGGCCGAGGCGGCACGGCAGTCGGCGTTGCCCGAGCACGCGACCTGAGCAACGGGACGAACATCTCGCCCGACACGGCGAAGCGGATGGCTTCGTACTTCGCCCGGCACGAGGTGGACAAGCAGGGCCAAGGGTGGAGCCCCGGCGAGGACGGGTTTCCGAGCGCGGGCCGGATCGCCTGGGCTCTCTGGGGCGGAGATCCGGGGCAGGCGTGGGCGAGCAAGTTGACGCGGCAGATCGAGGCAGCGGACGAGAACGACAGGAGTCACACGATGAACATCGAGCGACGTTCCCTCGCGATTGACGAGGTCGAGTCGGCGGTCCCGCTGCTCGCGGTCGAGAGCCGCAGCGAGGACGACGGCAGCGAGCGCGAGTACATCGTGGGCTACGCGGCGAAGTTCGGCGTGCTCTCGCTGGAGCTCGAAGGCTCGTTCATCGAGCGGATCGATCCTGGTGCGTTCGGTATCGTCGCCGAGCGTCGCGGGCGGCGACGGCCGCTGGAGACTCGCGCCCTCTGGAATCACGACGCGAACTACCCGCTCGCGAGGTATCCCGGCACGTTGTCGCTCAAGGTGGACGAGGTCGGGCTGCGGTACGAGTTCCCGGTGCCTGACACGACGTACGGGCGGGACATCGCTGCGAACATCCGTGCGGGGATCGTGCGTGGCTCGTCGTTCTCGTTCACCGTGCCGAGCG